TTAACGTCTCACAAGTTTAAACAAGACACCGCCTTGACGGCTTTCTCGTCTAGCCCAAGCATCCATTGCATTATTCAGAGATTCAGCAATTTGCTTTTGCCCTTGTGTATTGACGCTTGCGGAGCCGTCAGCAAAAGTAATCTGTTGGCTAATCTGTACGTCCCCCTCACCAGAACCGCTTTGACGATTATTTAAGTAATTCGTTAAATCCTTATTTTGTTGAGGATTAAGTACACGCTCACCGCCATCAAGCAGCCATGTTCCTTCCTTAGGAACACTATCGATACCATTGTGAGCCATACCAGCAATTGTTTGACCTGCAATCATCCCGACATTTGCCATACCCATACCCAAAACTATACTTGCTGCTGTCTCTTTACTGACAACATCCAAATACCATGGACTTGCAAGAATTTGGTTATAAGCTTGGAAAGCGTTAATGGTCGCAGAAGCAATCGCAAATGATTGTTGGGCAAGATACATTGCCTTATAGATTCCAGACTGCTCACCTGCTGCATCTTTGACAATACCCGTCATATTAGACCAGTAGCCAGAAAGTTGGCTAGTTAAACTGCTCAGTTGGCTTAGTTGTGAGTCATAAAGTGATCTGTTTAGATCCACTTCATCTTGAGCATACTTTTTATCTAAGTCGGCTTTAGCTTTCAAAAACTGCTCATGTGCTGCCAAGAGTTGTGCATTTCGCTCATTCTCATTTTCAATCAGTTTAATACCAGATACCTGGTCGTCATATGACTGATTTAATCCCCCAAAGTCAGTTGAATATTGATTTTGTAATGCCCATTTTTGAGCATTAATTGGGTCTTGCCGCTCCAACAAAGATTGTCTTGATATTTGCCCAGACTGAAAGACATTGTCAGAGGCTTGGTTTAATGCTCCAAAAATTGCGTAATCTTTAGATTTAGCAATCTCTTCACGTACACGTTTACTTAAACTATAAGTTTGAAGTATCTCTTCGCGTTCACGTTGGTAACGTTTCACCACAATTTCAGTCTGGTTAAGATAACCCTCAAAGGCCGATTGAATTTGTGCATCTTCTTCGCGTTTAACGGCTGAAATTTCAACTTGTTTTTGACGTTCAATACCCGCTTTAATTTCTAAAGCTTCCTTTGACTTACCATATTGATATTCGGCATCTGTATCAATTAGCTCTTTTTGACGATCATAGTTTTGTTCAATTTGCTTAATTCGATCTGTTTCAAAAGCAAAGTACTGGTTGTACTGATCCTTTGTATCAGATGTAAATTTTGCAATTTGTGCTTTATATAACACATCTTCTTGAGCTAATACCTCTTTTAGCTTATCAGTCCCACCAAAGGCTATTATTGCTTTTTCAGTACGATCCTTATGTTCCTGGGCTAACTTTTGCGGGATAGTGAGATAATTTGAATTAACTTCTTTCTGCATATCATCAATAGCTTTCTGAGCTTCAGCAGCTTTGTTAATTGCTTCAAGTTGATCTGCCTCAGTTGGCATTAAAATTGAATTATCTACAGTTGACTTTCCAGAAACACCAGCAAACCACTTTTGATATGCTGGTAAATACCCTGCCACTTCCTTAGCTTTTTTCGGAGACATTTGACCTTTTCCAGTACCAATATTTCCGTCAAAATAATTTTCCGTGCCAGTAGGCCCTGCATTGTATGCAATGATTGCTTTATTCAGTCCGCCTAACTTATCACGGTTTTTTGCTAAATCCTTAGCTGCTGCTGTTGCAATTTCTTCCAAAGTACTTTTTGCAGTTAGTTGATATTCCTTTCTAAAAATACTTGTCGTCTGAAGTAATCCTGTAGCCCCTGTCGGACTAATTGCATTAGGATTGCCTGTAGATTCTTTTAGAATAAGAGCAGCTAGAGTTCCAGCCGGCAAGCCATGTAAGCTTTCAATTTTTGAAAAGTTATTTGCACTAGCAATGCTCTGAACTTTTGCTATTGCCTGCTTTTCTTCTGGGCTAAAAGTATAATTTTTGCGTTTAAAACTATCTTCAGTAGCCCTGCGCACTAAATCAGTTAGTGGGACTTTATAGGCATCTTTTCCATTTGTGCTTGCTTGTGCTTCTGCAAAAGCGTTTGCTTTATCAACTGTAAACCCTTTATCTACTAAGGCCTTCATGTAATTATCACGAGATGCGTCTAGCTTCGATTGGGTAATATAATCACGTTGAGCTTTAGTTAAATTCTTATATGCCTCCGTCGAAATATTTAAAGCTTTAGCTTGTGCTTGCTGGGCCTTAGTTGTTTCATCGGTAACATTTTTAACTAATGCCTGAATTTCCTTTTGATGATTAATGGAGTTGTTGGCATCATTAATTTTTGAGTCTAATTCAGCAACAAACTTGAGTGTGCTTTCGCTTACTAGCCCCTGACTTTGTAACTGGGCAAATGCATTTTTTGCCTTGTCTCCACCCTCTTTTAAACTGTTCAAATAGTTCTGGATAGCTGTAAGCTGATTAACATCACCCTGAACTTTTAAATCATGTTCAAATTGTTCAAGGGCAGTAAAAAGGCTTTTTAGTTCTTTTGTTTGCTTTTCAATTTCATCATTAGCTTGAATACCTCTTATTGCAAGTTGTGACGCGGTAAGTTTTTTATACTTCTCTCGCAATTCATCCACTGATAACCCTTGCTCTTCTAAAGCATCCGTAGCATCCTGAGTTTGTTTAGTCATAAGATAATAAGCACCGCCAGCTACAGCTAACTGTGCAATCAGCATACCAATGCCAGCAGGTCCACCAAGCAAAGCTATAGCACTTCTAGCTACACCTGCCGATTTAGAAAAACTATAAAGACCTATACCAGCACGAGCGGCAAATAATGCCGTCTGACCAAGTTGATAAGATGCAAGAACTAAAGCCGGAACAAATCGGGTTGCTATACCAGCAGAAACAGCAATCGCAATGGCTTTTATTTCGCCCCAATTATCAATAACCATTTTGACTGCGGGAACTACATTATTTATTAGGCGATTTTCTAAGCCCTGCCATTGTAAATCCATCAGCATTAACTGTTTTTTAGCTTCCGAAAGATTCGCGGCCAATTCATCAGACATAATTGCGCCAGCTTTTTCAGCTGCATCGCCCCATTCTTTAAAACCTTTACCACCTTTTTCTAATAGTGGAATTAACAAAGAAGAATCAGAAATAATCGCTTCCATGTAAAACTTCATGTCATTAGTTGAAGCACCAGCTTTTTCTAATGAGTTATAAAATAATTGAAGCGCTTCTGGACCAGAAAGCTTTTGAAATTGTTGAATTGTAACGCCAACACGTGGTGCAATATTCTCAAAAAAGTCGGCTAACGGTCCACCACCTGTTTGCTGAAACTCGCCAATTCGATCTTGCATATCTTTCATTTTATCTGCGAAAGATTCCATTGAAATTCCAGCAGTTTCAGCACCTTTAGCAAAATATTGAAAGTCTCGGACTGAAGCATTAGCCAGTTTTGAAAACTTTTGAATATCGCTCCCTGTTTGTATAACCTTTTCACTAAAATTAACAAGACTAGCAATAGATAATCCCGCTAATGCTCCGCCTAAAGCACTAACAGCTATAGCCGCAATATTTAAAGAATTGGCAATCCCTTGACTTGATGCTCGTGCTTGTCGTTCAGCTTTGCTTAATGGCTCGGAAAAGCTTGCAGTCTGAACAACCAAGTCTAAAGTTAATCTGCCAAGTGAATTTGTAGCCATTTCTTTTCTCCAGGCATAAAAAAACCCACTCTAAGAGTGGGCAATATTTCAAGTAAAACTGACTATGGAATTGCTTTATTCAATTTACCAAGAGTCATTATTGTTGCTGGTACTAAGTGTTTTTTCAAAATTATTCGATAAAGAATCAAATCTGTTAAGCATCAACTTATAAGTAACAGGGTCATCAATTGGCGTGTTACCAAATCTCGCGTAACCGTAATTACTGAATTTTAGACGTGCTCTTTTATCCTTTAGATCAATTGTTAAATTAAAAGATATTTTAGCTTGGGAGTAACCATTACATTGCATTTTGCTTATTGTTGAATCACATAATGGCGAAGCAATTCCACGAATAATTAATTGCCCTTCTTCTGGGCTTTCATACTGAATTACGTCTTGAGCTGAATTAAAGTTATTTGCTACCCATTTTTTGGAGTTATTAAAAAGATTACTTTTGTCTCCATTCAAATTTTCAACAATCCTTACATGTTCAGTTGTGTATAAAGTTCTAGCTTGGACCTGACTGGTTACAATTAAAAAATAGCTTAAAAAAGCAGTAAAAATAACTTTTTTCATAAACGCACCGTTTTTTAAAATCAAAATCAATTTAACAAAACGGTGCTTAAATGTCACATGAGCACCAATCTTAATCACTATGAAATGTCATTAAGTATTCTTCAAGTGAAACACTATTTTCTTCAACTGATTGTTTTTCATGAGGCATGAAAACGCGTGGATCTACCTTAGTTCCAACTTTAACCTTGAAACTTGTATAGTGCGCCATCCAGCTTCCGAAACTTTGTTCAAGACGGCGGCCAAAAAATAGAGAGCCATATTTTTGACGATAGGCTCTCCAATACATCAACTCCCCATGTGAAAGGTTCTGCTCAGCTTCTTCTAAGGTGTTTCCACCGACTCCGTTGAGGACGAGCTCAATAAGGAGTTCTCTGTCGTCAAGTTCTTCGTCCGTGACTTTCCCAAGAAGTTATTAACTTCATCCGCTGCCGCATAAAGAGCATTAATCAAACTCTGTTCAGCTTTGTAAATATCATTCACATTAGTGAAAAATGGAGTGCCTTTTTTATCGGAACAAATAGATCCAAGCAACTGAGCAGCTTGCATATGTGTGGAATCAATTTTCTTTACTTTCGAATGTTCAAGATTTGCATAATCTAGATCCCATTCGATAGCTTTAGCAGCTTCACGACTTTCTTTGAAGTTCATTTTTTTAACAAAAATATCAGCTTCAAGTTCAACAATTTCACCAAGTTCAAGTTTTGGCTCATTTGTTAGCTTTTTAAGTGATTCAATGTTGCATTCAGTCACTTCAACATTCCATTTGACAGTTTTTTCAACGGGAATATTTAAGGTCGAAATGCTTTGCTTCAGAACAGCAGCTGTAATCTTTGCCATTATGGATTCACCTTACGTTTAGTTGGTGTTACACCAGAAGTTCGGATTAAGGTAAATGAATAAGCAACCACAGCATCGACTTCAAAAGCATTTGGTGCAGTAGGGTTAATATAGCCTTTGAATGACCACCACATGCGATCTTCAGGAAGATCAATACCACTGGCTGGATCATAGGTAGGAGGGGTTGCAGCATGGCCCGAACCAACATGCCATTCTAAAATTTCGCCAGTTTCTGCAATTTCAATCAATTTGTCATGACTTGTATTTGTATCATCATAATCGATTTCTACTGCACCTTCGCCGGGGTCACGCATACCACGAACATACTGTTTTGAGTCTGCATCAAGACAAGTCACATCAATTTTTTGAAATGAATCTTGCCCCAAGTCAATCCGTTTAGAGCAAACAAAACGAACCACTTGACCATTTAACACAGTAAATAACTGTGTTTTTTGAGTTTTAACATTAGCCATTAAGAGCGCTCCTTTTAGGCATAAAAAAAGCACCCGAAATAGGTGCTAAGTGAAAATATGGTTTAAGTTTTATTAGCGGTTTATGATCCAGCTAACATCAAATGAATAATGAGGCATTCCTGTTACGGGGTCCTTATCTGCCTCGCCATAACGAACCACATAACAATCAAGTTCAATTGCGAAGCGAATTGCTTTTGCAACCTGATCAACAACATCCTCATCAGTTGCATATACATCAATTTGAATAATTGCATTGTCTGAAACAGGGCGTGAATCAAGGTTGCTATTTGAATCACCAGAAATTGTTTGCCATGTCACATATGGCGCTTGTGGCTCATCTGGAGCACTTCCAAACTTCCAGACTCGCAAAATTCCATCGCTTTCAAGTAGAGCCTTAACCGCTGGATCTGCTCTAGCTAATTTAAAAATTGGAACATCAATCATTAAGCTGCACCTAAAACCACACTGAGTTCAAAATTAAACACCTGAACAAATTTATCGGTAACTTGTTCAATGTTTTCGTATAAAGCAGGGCGTAAAAACGGAGTAGCAGGCTGTTTACTTGTGCCTAACTCAAGGAATCGCCAGTAAAAGACTCGTCCGTCCGCTTGGTAAGTTTGACCAACACGACCAGCACGTCTATTTTGAGCATTGTTTGTATATGGGATACGTGCACCACCACGCACTCCCACGCGCATAACCAAAGTGTTTTTATTTCTACTCCGGCCATTTTGAACCACAATTTCTTTCCAGATTTTTTCTGGAGTGGTGGGATCATCTAAACGTTTAACTTTTTGACGGGCTGCATCTCTTGCAATATTCATTGCCTGCCGCATCGCTTTACGGGCAATACGTTTTACAGTCTTGTCATTACCAATTGCCCGCATTCGTCTTAATGCAGGCTCCAAGCCATGTATTTGAGTAGCCATAAATCACCCATTCCATGCTTTATCACCTGTTGCAAGGTTGATAGTTAAATACTCACGGCGTGAGTCTGGGTCTCGCATTGGGTTCCCATCAATCTTGTAATAGTAACCACCAAATAATACCCGCATAGTGCTGTTAATTTGTTTGGTTGTAGTGCTGTAGCGAACTTTTGCTCGTGCCTGAATTGAGCTATTGGCAGCTTTGGCAGCAATAACATCCCTTGTTGAAAGGTCGGTAACTTCTGCCCAAATTGTTGCAAAATTAGACCATGAGGTGATTAATTTACCTGTTTTTTGATCTTGGGTTTGAGTGGCTTTCTGAATTGTGATGCGGTGCTTCAATTTTGGAGTAATGCTGGGCATATTAGACCCCCATTTCTCTAATAGGCTGCAAAATATCCCAATATGCTTGAGGTTTTCCTTCTAGACTTCGGCTGTACTTATACTCAATAAATATCAACCGGGCATTATCTAACTTCTTGCAGTCCACAATGTCCGTTTCAGAAGTTCTTTCTGACTCATTTGAAATAATTTTTCGGTCGATGTCGATCGCTATTTCTTCATCGGCTTGAGCTATCCATTCAAGAAAAAGCACATCCTCATCATCGTGATCAACTCGACATTGCAACTTAGCTCGTTCGAGTGTGATCATTCTGATTTCACCTGTTTTGTGATTTTAACTGGCCTCTTTTCTTCTTGTGGTTCTGCCAAAACGCCTTTATCTAGCAAATGTTTTACTGTTGCTGGATCAGCCTCGCGAGTGTCACCAGTTTTATAAAACTGATCGCCAAAATGTTCACGCTTAACTTCATACTTCATTTCAATCTCCTAAAAGAAAGGGGCTTTCACCCCTATCCAATTAAGGTGTAACAACAGGTTTTAAGTCGCCATATACAAATGCCTCTGGACGATAAACAGCTAAAGCTAGACGTTCTTCGGCAAGGATTGTGACCAAGTTCTTAACAAAGTCATCTTCGTTCTCTGTTGCAACTTCAACACGTGATAACCAACGGTCGAAAATCTGAGCACCCATTGAGAATGCACCAGTCAAGAACTTACCTGCTGTGATTGCTTGAGTTTCTACAACTGGAAGGCCCCATAAAGTAGGGTTTAATGTACCTTGTGGATTACCAATAATGTATTGACCAGTTGTGTCTTTCAGAGTTTCAATGCTTGCCCAGTCAATCGGGTTAAGAACATGGCCACTTGCAGGATATTCAGCAAGAATCGCTTGGAGCATTGCATAACGCAAAGTATCAATGATCGTTTCTTGTGATGGTGTTACACCTGTAGGACGAACATAAGCAGTCGCTTGAGGAATAATCCCAAGTAAGTTCTGACCAGTACCGTCACCATTAAGAATTTGCTGCTCTTCTTTGAAAGCCAATCCATAACGCAAACGGCCATCAATGTATGACTGCAATTGTGAAGCATCATCAAGGATCTGACGCGAAGCTTTCATATAATGTGCGATAACTTTGGCAGTTGTACTTACAAGGTCAAACTTAAGGTCAGACTCAGGCTTTTTAGTTCCTTCAGCTACCATACCAGCGCCATTTGTAAAGCCAGTCTCACGCACGTATTCAAGTGCATTTCCATCCATACGGCCCTGCATTAGAAGGTCGCGAATTGTTAGCTTTCGGTCAGGTGGAGCAATAATCCCCGGAATTCGTGTAGTTTGGACCAAGTCGCCTGCTGCCCCTGCCGTATCCGTAGTTGCAGAGGTAATGGTGGCTTTAATTTCTAAGTTAGCTTTACCACGTTGACCTGCTGATCCAACGAGGGATTTAAATTGCTCAGATTCAACAAATTGACGTCCTAAAGATTTTTGCTCAGTAGGCTGGTCATTTGGTCGACGCGCCATTTTTTGCTCTAGCTCATCTAAACGAGCTTTAGTCTCATTACATTTGGTAATGGCTTCATCTGCTTTGTTTTTTGCATCTTCTGAAATTTTGTCGCCATGTTCACGCTTGCCTTTAAACTCTTCGGCAATACCCTTAACGGTGTCTACGTGTTTCTTAAACTCTTGAGCGAGTTGTTCTAGGTTTTGTTCAGACATTGCTGACTCCTTTTAAAATATTTAAAGCATTAGAAATTGATTTCGCTTCTTTGGTTTCTTCCTCTGACTCGCTCAGAAGAGAACGCAAGCCTTTGCTAGCGATTGCAGTAGCTTGGTTTTTTGAAAATCCTGACTCTCTCAAGAATTTTTCAAATTCTGGTAATGTTGGCAGTTCGCCATCATCTAATTTGGACTTAACGGAAGTGATGAGGCTGCGCTCATTTGCAGGCTGAGTGACAATCGAGATTTCGCTAAGGTCAACTTCAACCAATTCGCGAACGCCATTTGTCTGTTGATTAGCCTTTTTGGTTGAGTAGCCAATGCTTAGGCCGTCTATAGCGCCAGCCTTTAAAAGTGCATGAGTAGACTTGGCTCTTGGGACGTCATCTATAAGTAACTTGCCTTCAACATAAAGGCCTTTTTCGTCTTCATAGATGTTTGTGTAGACACCAATAGGTTCACTATCGTTATGGTTCCAAAGAACAGGCGGCATCTTATTTTTGGCGCGCCATTTGGCGATGGATGCTGTAAATGCACCCGGCAAAATTACGTCGTTATACCAATCAATATTTCCAAATACGGCACCATAGCCCGAAAAAAAACCGTCCTCTTGGACGGCTTTGATCTCTAAATTAAAACTTTTTCTAGTCATTGAGGATTCCCCTGATTTTCTCCAAGTGGCACCATCTGCATTTGTACCGTGAGTTTATCGGCCGCTGGATCTGTGGATGCTGGCAAATCCTCCAACTCTCGCGCTTCATTTCTCGTCATTAAACCGTTCTGCGTCATTTTTACGTAGAAATCACCACGCTTAGCTACGTCAGAGCGCAGCAAACCATCTACCGAGAATTTAGGACGGTATTTGTATTTGTCTTGAGGCAAAAGTAGCTTACGAGCGATTGTTTGCTCATAACGCACTAATTGAGGGTTAAGTGCATAAGTCAAAAATCCCTGATTTGTTTGCTCTAGGCTAGATGCCCATGAACTTGCCTTATTAGTGTGCCCAATTAGTTGAGGTGGAACCCCAAAAGCACGGCAGATTTCTTCAATACCGAAGTAACGAGACTCCAATAATTGAGCGTCCACTGGGTTAATACGGATGCTACTTGCGCCTGAAACCTTCATACCAGCTTCAAGCACCATGTACCTTCCTGCGTTTTCAGGTCGGCTAAACTCAGCTAAGTTATTACGCATTCGTTGGCGCTGTTCTTTTGTTAGCGTTTGCTCGCCTGTTTCAAGAAAGCCACCTACTTTTAAGCCATTTTTGAACCAATCTTGTGCTTGTTTGTTTGCATCAAACTGCATGCCTATAGTTTGAGCAAAAAACTGAATAGCAGATAAACCAACAAGCCCATCAAGAGTAAAACCCTTAAAATGCAAGATTTGGTCTTCCGAATAGGTTGTTGTTTTCCCATTTTCAGTGTAATGAAACTCAATTGAGCCTGATTTGTTGCGCTTTACAATCATTTCACTTGGGAAAAGAGGCTCCAGCGCTATCACTTCACCATTTGAACGCCTTGTGATTAGGTTGTATGAGTTGCCCCACAAGTCTAAACAAGCGCTTTGTACCTGCCAAAACTCACTAGCACACATGTCAGCATTCGGCGAATCATGCAAAATTCGGTACAAATGATGATTGGTGGCTACTCGTTTTTCATTGTCATAGAGTTGTAGAGGCAAAGTAGATATTGTTTCAGCTCTAAGCTTCACACATGCCCATACAGCCGATAGTTTTAATGCTGTTTCTGGTGAAACTACAGCACCACCTGAAGACATATAACTATCAAATGGATATGAAGTATCACCTTTTTTCAATTGAGTTCTTCCAGTCAATCGTGACCAGAAACGAGACCAAAACCCCGTATCTTGTAAATCGCTCATGCTATCACGACGTCCTCTAAATAACCGTCAATATCAAAGTTTTTAGGCTCAGGATTCACACTCATCAAAGACACAGCGTTAAAAGTCGCAATCAATGGATCAATCTTCCCAACGCCTGATTCCTGTTTGGAAATCATCATGCCGTTACCCTTAACAACGGCTCGAGCATTCCCGACGCACCAGGTCATTAACTGTGAACCTTGGTGATATAAGTTTCCCTCAGCCAACTTGCGTTCAGTCGTTAGGATATAACCCATCAATTTAAAACCTTGGGGTACTGCAATCATTTGTTCCTCAGGAATGCCAACTTTAAGAAGTCCATCTAAAAGCCCACCCAAACCCAACGGATCTAAACCAATTTTATTGAGCTTTCCAGAGTCAAAAACTTGTTTAGCAATTTTGGCTAATTGATCAATATCATCACCAATTCGCTCAACAATTGTTAAGGATCCCTCTTGAACACAGTCTTGATACTTTGGCGCATTCTCTTTTCGTCTTTCGACTGCTGTTGTATTGCACCATGCGTGGTTCCATAACCACCATTTACGGCTATCCTTATGGCGACCAAGTACAGCAAAGCCCAATAAATCATCCAATCCACCACCATCTATGCCGATTGTGATTACATCTGATTGGTCTATAAGTTTATTTAAAGTGAATTTTTTAGATTGCTGTAACCAAAACTCTGCGCCTGCCCAACGGTTTGCACGAAGGTTCATGCCGATTTCAATGTTTAAGTGTTTGGCCAAGAAGTCTCTAAGAGATTCTTCACCAGCATCTTTAACTTTGTTAAATTCCGAAATCAGATATTCAAGATCAACCGAAGCACCCAAGTTTGGGTTTGTGATGTAGAAATTTTCAGGTTTTAAATGTTCGCCTGCTTCTACAAGATGCTTAGGGAATTCATAAATAAGTGGTAGAAAACTTTTATCAACTTTAATTCCGTCACGTACATCTCTGGCATAATCTAAAAGCTGCTTAAATACTCCACATGGCACTTCATCCGACATGGTAGACAGATAAATCACACAACCTTCTGGACGAGATGCTAAACCACCCTTTGCTTCACGGAACATTGATTCAGCGTTGGCACGTTTCCCGAATAGCCAGACCTCATCTATCAAAATGATTGAAGCTTTCTTACCTGCTGCTGCATTGGATTCTGCTGCAATAACTTTAAGTGTTGCTCCGGTACCTAGATGCGTAACTGTTTTTGTGTGCTCAGATACATTAAATCTTTCACTTAATTCTTCATCTGCGCGTATGAAATCCCGGATTGGATTAAATGAGTTATCAGCAACTTCTTTAGTAGGCGCAAGAATAATTAGTTCGGCAGATTGTCGATCATTAAGAATTAATGCAGTAAGCATAATGCCGGCGGCAATCGTAGATTTAGTATTCTTCTTCGAAATCAAAAGAAAGAATTCACGAATTAATCTGCGCTTTGTGCTTGGATCATATGCGCCAAAGATTGCACGAACAAACTCGATCACCCATTCCAATGTGACATCACCCATCTTAGGGCTATCCATCACATCAACAAGAATTAACTCTTTAAAGATACGCTCCGCTACGTCAGCCACTTTGGGGAATAATGGCTTACACGGCATTAACGATTGTTTAGAAACAATACGGGTCGCCCAGTCTGGGCAAGCTGTAGTCCAGGTGAGTGACATTGAAGACATAATTTAGCTCATCAATTGATTATCTAAAGTTGCAAACTTTCCTGATTTACTACCTTCTCTTGCAGTTTCTGCTTTGGTTTCTTTCTTGCCCTTTTCGGCCACTTTGCCGTGGACGTATGGAAGGGCTGCTTTCGCTGCATTGAAGCGCAAGAACATGTCGTCACTTTTGTTCATGACATCGATTAGAAATTGAAGTGGGTCATCCTTTGCATAGTCGTCGTCATTCAAAGGATTGTCATATTCACCACTATTTTCAGTTTTAACTTTTGGTTTCTCAGGAGTTAAAGTTCGGCCTTCTTTTTCAGCCTTTAACTTTTCGATGTAGATAATAATTTCAGAATTATTTCTTAATTTTGAACCTTGCTGTGAAGCTGTCTTTTCTTCGTAACCTGCTGAAATAGCAGCTTCTTTGTTTGTGGCACCATCAACAATGGCGCGAGCAAACTTTTTCATTTTCTCGGTTAATGCCATTGGATCACCTTTAACTTTTGCTTTAACTTTTAATGAAAGGGGAAATTTTTTTATAAGTGAGATGGGGGGCGGTGTCCAACGGCGAAGGGCTTGGAACTTTTGACCTCCCCCCTGCCTGCTGGATTTTTGTGCATCATTTTGGTGCATCCTAAATATATTTAATAAAGCTTACAACCCGCTTCTATCTCTTCAGGTTCTGCATACCGGACCTTGCTTGAATCTGCATAGTCACCCGATGTGAAATAAACCTTCCCACACTCTACCTTTTCAACTGTCATAAGGTCAGTCCAAGCACCCTGCAAAGCAACCACATCACCTTTAGCAAAATCATTAGTAATCATTTAGCAATCCTTACCCGCATATAGGATCTTTATAGAGTCTATAGAATTGATCTATAAGCAGAGCTTCCACATCACCATTATCGTGACGAAATAAAACATGCTGCTTATCCAGCTCTTCTATGTAGTCTCTAGTGTGAACACGAATGGAACTGCCACCAATAAGAAACTTGTTTTCTTGGTGCATCTTTTTTACCCATGCAGGCAATGTTGAAAAATCTTCTTTTGCTCTTATTAAAAGCGCCTCAACATGCCAAGCATCAACTGTGCGCTCAATTGTTATACATTTCATTGCCGGCTCTCCTGTTGGGTTTTCTTTTTATGGCATGGAACACAAAGAGATTGGAGGTTGGATTCATCATCCGTTCCACCTCTTGCCACATTGACAATATGGTCAAGCTCTAAATCTTTAGTGACAATGCCACAACATTGGCAGGTCCACTCATCACGTAAATGGATCTTAGCTTTAAGACGGCGCCACGGACGACCACCACGACCAGAACCCCAATTGTTTAGTTTAGAGTTCTTCTGGCTTTGTACGGGTGCCTGTAGCGTCTGTAACTTATTCTTGAATGTTTGGAGTCTCATTTAGTGTTGATCACCCATCCAATGATTTAGACTTTGGCGCTGGTTCATCATCTTCAAACATTGCCAAGACTTCTGATAGTTGTGCAGACTGTTCAGCATTGATTTGAACGAGTAAGCTATTCTGTTCGATCAGTCTATTGTTGTGATCAGTCAGCTTATTGTTTTGGTCAATAAGCTTGTTTGTTTGCTCTATCAGCTTAAGCACCACGTCTTGCAAATTTGAATCATTGCTCATTTTGATAACACCACTTAAGGTCATCCGGGATAATCAACATCACGCCCAAGTCTCTATGTGCATAGATGTTGATCTTATCCAGATATTTGGTGAATTCTTTAATGGTGGCCTTCTTGCTTTGCAGATGGTCTTTAATGAAGGTATTGACCAAAACTTGGTAATCCTTTTCAAGTTGACGGCGCTTAGGTCCATCGAATGCTTGAATAACATCTTTAAAGTTCTGCAAAGCCATGTACTTTTCTGCAGTCTCTTGCCGACCTTCAACATAGATCCTTGCAAGAAACTTTTTCTTAAAAAGTAAATGAAGGTCATCCTTTGAATTACCGGTCTTTTGCCTGATCTGTTCAAGCCAAGCCCAGTAAAGCCGATTTTGTGCGGCGCTCCTGTCGTCTTCCTTCTGGTTGATTCTAACGACTAAAGGTTTACCTTCTGCGGCTGCTTTGGAGTGGTTATTGTTCAGATAGTTAATTACCTGAACAATTCCTGAATAACTATTGATTGGGAATGTTGCTGGTTCCATATTCCCACCTATACCTTAACCCACCGCTTTTAATGGGTTTGTTTGGGTTATTTATAATTCAAAATAATTCTTTATCTGACTCAAGCATTGCGTTGGTTCGCTTAAGCCACTTATTAAATAAGTCTTCGCTTTCCTGTCTACTCCCTAGTTGGTAAGTATCAAATAAATGATGGCAGGAAAAACACAAGGAAATAGTTTTAGAGTCGCAAGCCTTAATAGATCTGCCCTTACCGTCTTTGCTTGAATTAGAGTGCGCGGCTTGGCTTGGTGCTGGTGCACCACATCTCATGCATGGCAGCTTGCGTACTTCGGCTAATCGTTTGGAGTCACGCATTCAACATAGACCGTAAATTATTAATCTTGTTTTTCAATCGCATTATGATGCGGTCTATAACAAGCATTTCTTCGATACTCAATCCAGTACGAGATAAGTTCTGGTAACGGCTTAACTCTTCCGAATATTTATCAAGATTCTTTTTGGCTTCGTTTGTGTCCATGTTCACCCCAATCCATTTGACTTAGACGAAGTGAGCTACTCCTTAGCTTTGATATCCACTTTGGCAAGAGGCTATATCTATGCAGCACACTTCTCTAAATTAATTGGTGGTTCTGGCTGGATTCGAACCAGCATCAGCCGATTATCTGTCGTTACGAGGTATAAGCTCGCTGCTCTACCATTGAGCTACAGAACCATTGGCACGCCATGCAGGACTCGAACCCGCATCAATCACACTAGAATTATGATGTCTTATCCAATTAGACGAATGGCGCATAAAAAAGCCCCACCGAAGCAGGGCATAAAGAGGAAACTGGATTAAAACAGCCCAGCTATTCAAATGAACAACTGGGCTGAGCAGTAACGTAGTTTAAGGCTGACTGATGTGTTAAGGGGTCGCCAATCCGCAAGTAAATACTCACCTCTTTAGGTGGTCAATCCAAGGGTAGTGTCTTGTTCAAAACCCGCACCCTTCATATATATTATTGACCAGATAATATCCTACTAAATTTATAGAGCCTAGTAGGTAACTCCAAAAACGCAAAAAGCCCATCAACTCAATGACAGGCTTATAATTTGGCACTCCCGGTTTCCCGGAAGATTAACGAGTTACGTTTTCTCGCTGAACGTAAGTTATTAACTTAGATGAAATGAACGACTAGGAATGCCCGATCCGCTATACAGCTTAATTCACTTCTCAAAGTTAAAAGTCCACATTAATATATGGACTTTAATCTAGTTTCGCCTTCTTGCTTATGATGCAAGGGTTACTTACTAATTTAGTTGCACCTTACTTACACTTCGCACCACTGTACCATGAATATATAACATTAGTGACGTCACGTCAATAATCATGAAGCTATTTTTGATTTGTAAGCAATAAATGGGTATCTAGCATGTATAGCAGCTAATCCGCACTTAATATCAAACTTCACATCCATTAGAGTTGCATATGGAGTTACTAGTCTAGATAACGGCATTGAGTAGCAGTAGCGAAATATAACCATTTCAAGCCAACCGTCCAAAACTTCAGACTGTCCTTGCATATCCAAGATGAGGCGTTGAACTGCACGCGCTTCATTGTCTGTGATTTCACATGTTATACGCCCACGACCTTTAGGGATAACTGGATCATCAGAACACAACCAATCAGCCATGATTTGCTCTTTACCTTTCACCTCCTGCTTTCGCTTCTTGGCAGCCTGATCCATAGCGACAGCAATCGGGTTTATGCTCTTCCCACAAGTTCCAGAATTTGAGTACATCCAAGCCCCAAATTGATAAAGCCATTCTTCTAGACTGTATTTAGTCCAGTCCGTTGTTTGCATAATGTGATTCACTGCCGCATTCATACCGTCACCTACTTACCAAATACCGTCATCAAAACTATTGCCACCATAAGTACCGAAAAGATAATTACTACTGCCTTGTTATGGTCCATCACGCCACCTTCTTCCCGTTCATACCCCAAATCAACATGCCTGCGTCACGCTGTTCTTGATTTGTGCGACCTTGCCAGCCAGTTATCTTGTTAAACTGCTCTGCATTGAGTTTTGATTTAGTAGGCTTCACCAGTAAAACTGCTAAGCCCAATGCTTGTGCTATTTCTGCCAATAAGATGCCAGTCGCATGATTCATACCAACGCGTCTAGCAATCTGCTCATTCACTTGTCTTGAGTGACCACCACCTACTCTGAAGTTTGCTTTCTTGTTCTCCCAGCCTGCTTCGATCACAACCTTTTTGATGCTGTCCTGTTCATTTCTGAAAAGCTCAACAGTTTCAGGAAAAGTCAGATTTTTGAGTTGAAGATCATTCCCAAGAATGGCTACTCCCGACTTTTCCAAGTCAGGATCGATGCCGATGATGATTTGAGCCTCTTTGAATGTGGTCATTCTTCACCTGCCTCAAGAACGTCGGTTCTTTCACGCGCCAGATATAGGTCAACTTCTTCAAGCAAGGTTTCATAGCGTCTTTTCGCTTCACTACCCAATACAGAAGCTTCCTTCTGAATTTCCCATGCTTTGTCATAGTCCTTTTTAGTGTGCACTGGTTCATCAGGGTCCTGTACAAAACAATCTCGAAAGTCTTTAAAGCGACTGATAGATTCTCTATGAACCTGAATCCAATGAATAAACATCATTCCGATTTTGGCTAATTCTTCATTATTCACTGTCCTCCCCCCTTGAGCGCTTGCTCTAACTTCTTGCCAATCTCAAACATTGACCAGCTCTTTTGAAGGTCTGATGCAATAGACATAGCTTTTGCAATGATTAGCCCTTGTTGATCCACCCGCTTTTGCAGCTCCTCTTCTCTTGCTACAGACCGCTGCAAAGCTTCGTTAAGTAGTTCAGCATTTGTTTGAGCCCTTTCCACTTTCGCTTGCTGGTGCTGAAAAGACATATATGCGGTATTAAGCATGCAGCAGTAAATAACACCCTCATCAGCATCATTGTCGTCAAACCATTTAGCATTAGGAATGTAAACGTTTTGCTTGACATCAAAATCACACGAATCTAAGCACTTTTGAGCAGCTTTAGAATCATGAAAAGGGAGGTTTAGATAATGCTTCTCAAACTCTTCTCTACACTTATCCATCTCAAACATCCTTTGATTGGCAGTTAGGCGAAATGTGGTTTTCTATGTAGGAGTCGTCGCCCATATCATTGTCAATGCGGTGGCCTGCCTTAATTTCAGCTTCTGATGCGTGCTCAATCTCAGATAGTTTGTATCCAGATAGCCCAATCGACTTACCCGTTCTGCTGATCACATCCACAATGGCTTTTTCACCAGTCACCTTGTAAATCACCATTAATCCTATATGTCCTTGTGTTTTGACCCAATCCCCGACTTTAAACTCACTCATGGCTGGCTCCTTAAGACATTTCATTAAGCGCATCGACAGCAAAGCGATGCGGATTATTGAGAGTAAGCAAGCCAACAAAGAACATAAGGATGTACATTACTGGCGCAAACAAAAACCAAATTAGAAAAGCCATCCAGATCAGTTTTAATCTTCTTTCTGGGTATTCTCTCCACTGGTGCTTAAATGACTTAAGTTGTTTTCTTATATATTTTTTCATTCGCCACCTCCGTATATTGATTCGTGGTCTTTGATTGCCTGCTCCAATTCATCCCAGCCGCTTACATTTGGATGCTTTGCTTTATTCCGCGCTAGGTAGTCTTTGGCAAACTTAGTGCCACCATGCCACTTGATCAGATCAATCGACTCCACCAAGCGTTTGAGATCCGCCATGTTCACAAGTTCAATTCTTGGATTAAAACGATCTGAATACTTTTTTGCTTTGGTGCAGTAGCATAATGTTGAGTAGTAACACTCCATATATTTGCTTGGGATGCCTTCAACAACCTCTCTCGCCTTCTTTTCGCCAAACTCACGAATAAACTGTTCTGGCTTCATAGGAAGTCACTCCAACTAATTCCGCGGAATGCATAGCCACAAGAAAGTGAACAAATGCCAAGGTCTTTACTATCAACAGCATCAACAAATAGCTTTCCGCAATTAATACACAAGCAAAGTCGATCTAACTTTTCCGCCTTCTTTAATGGAAATACGATCATGCTCATACCGCCTCCTTGTAACGTCTAGTCATGGCTTGACGTTCCTTCAAACGCTTCAACCAGCCGCGTCTTTGCAGTCTCTTGTATAGGGAATGAGCTAAGCGGGTTTCTTCGTCTCGCACTCCTAATTCGTAAGCCGATCTAAGTTGCATGATCTGTGAAAAGGTCATTGCGCCGAATAAGACTGGTTCATTCTGGTTATTTACACGCATGCCATACGCTCCTTGTAACGACGGTTCTTCTCGTTCATACATGGAACGCACTTATTGCAGCCCACATAACGTTTAGTTGACTTACATACGCCACATGGTCTTCCATCGTAGTGAGCTAACCCTGCGCGCTTAGCTTCCATTCTTGCAGTTGAATAAGCGTCCTCTTTAGCCTTTCTTGTCTGAGCCACTGAATTAGCCATTACTCGACGCATTGCATCTTGAGCAGTCTTCTTAGTCGCATTGTTGAATGCTTTGTTATGCGTACTCTCACCACGACCTAGCACAGTGATTTGATTACCTTGAGCAACCCATGCAGCAATCTCTGCGCTAAAGTCTTGCTTGATGTACATACTTGGAGTCATTGATTCGATCATGCTGCACCACCCAATAATTCATTAACTTTTTCTGTTGGATACAAACGGGTTCCCATTGGGTCTTTCTCCCCGTGACGTTTGAGATAGCCCGCGTCAATTAGTTCTTTGATGTATCGCTGCACTGATCTACGGCTTAAATCAGGCAGTGCTTTTTTTTGAACTTCTCGTGTTGTTGCTACTGGAGTAGTTCTTACAACTTGAATCACCTTTGCAAAGCGTTCGAAGATAGCGATATGGCTTTTAAACTCTTCATCACACCAATCGACTGTTTGATTATCTAGAGGATGTTTCACGCTGCACCTCCAAACTCTTGCAAGCTAGCGAGGTAAGCAGGATCAAGATCTGCAAATGTTGCTCTTGCTAAATCAGTTCCTAAACGTACAGTTCCTACCTCACCATCACGGCACTTTCCGATGATGATTTCAGCAGTTCCTGCATCTTTTGAGTTCTTGTCGTAAACTTCATCGCGGTAAATGAATAGAATCACGTCCGCATCCTGCTCCAATTGCCCAGATTCACGAAGATCGGCATTAACTGGACGTTTGTTAGGTCTGTTCTCTAAGTTGCGGCTAAGTTGAGATAGAGCGAATACAACGCAATCAAATTCTTTTGCGATTGCTTTCAACCCTTTTGAGATTTCACCAATTGCTCTAACTTGGTTATCAGTAACAACTGGGCTTTTCATGATTTGCAGGTAATCAACGAAAATTGCGTCTACACGGCCATACTTAGCTTTAAGTAATCTTGCTTGACGACGGACATCAGAGAGTGATGCATTAGCCGTGTCATCAATTCCGAATTTGGCATTTTCAAGCATCTTGTTAGCCTGAACTAAACGCCCCCAGTCATCATCCTCAAGAAACTTAGACTTGATATTGCGAAGCTTGATTTGTCCGACACCTGAAACAATACGGTCCCTGATTTCTTCCTCAGTCATCTCAAGTGAATGGAACTGAACAACAAGGTCTTGGTTGATTGCCATATCACTCATAATGTTTTGAGCGAATGTTGTTTTGCCCATTGATGGACGGGCACCAATCAGAACAAAGTTGCCACGACGTAGAGCACCGATTTTGTTGTCTAGTGCAATGAATCCTGTTCTTAAGCCCGTTTCAACAAATGTGCCGTTCTTACGAGCTATATCGGCTTCATTAAGTTCAACGTAGAGACGTGCTACAAACTCATTCACATAGGTAAGTGATTTCTTCTCAGAGTTGTCACCGATTTCAGCAATCATGTTTTGTGTTTTGTTGAGCATGTCATCAAGATTTGTGGTGAAGTCCTTTGCCATACCTTGCATAAGCACAGAGATGTCTACGAACTTACGACGAACCATTAAACGGTGAAGCTTCTCGATGTGTTGTTCCAGCGTTGAAATAAGCGTAGGCGCTTCTGCATTCAGCGTAAGCATGTACTGCTCATCAATGTGGTGAAGATTCAATGGGTTTTTCTTGATTTCGTCCCATACAAGAATGAAATCAATTTGTTCACCACGATCGTGGATTGCTTTAATCGCATCAAAAATAATCTGATGCTTTCCTGAGAAGTAATCACGGTTTAGGCGTTGAACATATTGATCTACACCATCAGCAAGAGATAACAAAGAAACTAATACACCTTGCTCTGTAGGGACTGAATGTAAGTAATCCATTATTTAGCCCCCTTGTATTCTTTGCGAAGTAAAACTGGGGCATTGCGTGGTGATTCAGGCTTTGCCATGTCAGCTTGACAGTTTTGAGCGTTGTTTTGCTCTGCTTGCTGCATGAGCTTTTCAGTAAGTTTGTAGTCACGCTTAACCCACTTCACAAAGTTTGAATACATCTGAGTGCTTGTTACTGCACCAGTGATGATTTTGTTTTCGTAGTGTGGGTTGATTTCAAGAAGTAGCTCGTCAACTTGCGCTTGGCTGATTTTTGGTAAACCAGAACGCTGTAACCAAGAATTGAGTTGATGGAGATTAGGTGTCCAGATCTTTAGAATTTCATCGACTGGATTTTCTGCTTGTTCCGGCTGTGCGCTCTCTTTTAAAGTTTCTTTTTTAGTTTCTTTTACAGAGTGACATTTGATGTTACTAGTTCTAGTATCATTTGATGTTACTAGTGTAGGTACATTAGATGTAACTACTTTTAATGTACTAGTATCATTTGATGTTACTAGTTCTATAGATAATCTATCTTCAAAAGTCACTTCATATGAGGTCGCTTTGCCAAAAGTTTTTGTGATTTTAACAAGGTTATATTTTGCTAGATCTGCCATGGCTTTGCGGACAGTTCGCTTGTCTTTGAAGCCCGTTAATTTAAGAATGAATGATTCACCCATGGCTTTGTTTTCTTCATGAAAGCCTTTGATGTGTCTGTTCAGTAAAACTAGACATTTAATTGCTTCACCACTTAAAACAGCCAAGTATCCCTCATCACAAACAAAGTTAGGCAATGGTGTGTACCCATCTTCTTTTTTGGACATGGTTTTTTGCTCAATTCTTTTTGCTGTGCTTGGGTGAATGTCTACATTCTCCAAAGGCAATACTCTCAATGCACCCATCAAACACCTCTCAATACAAATGCAGCTAAATCAGCTTTCGCTTTAGCCAATGCCATAGAGTTTTCGAGAGTTCGATTAAGCACATAAGCCTCAACCGCTTTTTGAAACAAACTAATCTTCCGATTTAGTTCAATGTCTGCTAATATTGAATAGTTCATTTAATCCACCTTGTTTGAACACTAAGCCTGATCTCATCCATCAGGCTTTTTTATTTGTCTAAAATCCCGTTAATCCCTTCCGATCCCTCTGAAAAGCTGACTTCTGTACTCAATTCCCGTACTAAAGCCGACATTCCCAAACGCTCGAAAGATTTTGCTTGTATATTGAATACATGCCACTCGCCAACTATCTCTTTTTCAATAAGAAAACCTAGATAGGCCGCGAGATCCTTTTCTTTAACATGAGCAAGTATTTTTGCTCGTTCATGGATTTCGGGAGATAAACGCACATGCGTAGATTTTTTTTCGAGGCTCATAAAACTTTCCTTATGCCGCTAAATGTTTTGGATTTGCTTTATCGAGTAGCCATTCTTGAGTCACTTTCCCGTTACTGTGCTCAGCAAGAATCTGTGCGTAGTTGGTTTCACCTGTGTAATCAGTACGTGGCAATACACCTTTCTCTGCCATCTTTCTTACAGCAACGTAGGATATCCCAAGTAATGACGCTGCATTGGTTCGCCCACCAACAGCATCAATGGCTTGTTGAATAGGATTCATATCTTAAACCTTATTTAAACCTAATTAATATTTTTATTAAACCATGAGTTAAAATTATTTTCAACCTATGGTTGCTTACAATTTTATATTTTTTATACGAAAATTTAACCAAAGGTTTCACGCGATGAAAGTTATGAGCACAATGGTTGAGCGCATTCAGGAAGCACTGAAAGCAAAGAAATTATCATGGTCTAAAGCTGCCACAATGATTGGCCTGACTCCTCAAGCGCCTTCTAAATGGAAAAAAGGACAGATTGGCAAAGAGACTTTGGATAAGTTGGCCGAACTTTTAGAAGTTGATGCCGGATGGCTTCTAAACGGGAAGAAAAAACAAAATTTAACCAACTTCAACATGCAAGAATTTATGGATAAGCACGGTCTATCCAAGAAAGATGAATCATCATTTGATGTGAATGATATTCAAAGCCCGTCAGTAGTTGAGTATGGTGGGGATGATGGATTTATCTGGATTGATGTGGTAGAGGCAAGTTTTTCTTGTGGCACAGGAGAATCTATAGAGTTTCACTTTGATGTGATCAATGGAAAACAGCCATTCCCACCTAGTTTTTTTAAACAAAAAAATGTTCATCCTGATTGCATGCGCATCATCAAGGCTAAAGGCGACAGTATGGCGGACAAGATTGAGGATGGGGATTTGGTTGGCATTGATATATCCCAAACCGACATTATTGATGGTCAAATTTATGCTGTTTACTTTGAGGGTGAAGGCATGATTAAGCAGATTTTCAAGGAAGAAGGCGGGAAACTGATTCTGCACAGCCTAAATCCTAAATACAGAGATCGTGAAGTCACGGAGCAAAATGGATTGAATTTTAAAGTTATGGGTCGCCAATTTTGGCGTGCAGGTTAAAAAAGGAGAATGGAATTGGACAATTCAAAACTACCAATCAACCAGATTATTGCTCGCATCAATGATGCTGCTAAACATGGTGAAGCTTTGGTGCTAACCGCTGAAGAAGTAAAGATTCTTTCTAAAGATATTGGCGACAAAGTCTTTATTCCTGTGCTTACTAATGAGCAGGTCGTGCAGTTGGTAAAAGAAGGAAAGCTAGGTCAGAAAATTAATAACACCAAAGATTAATAAACTGTGAACCCGACACAGTCTTAACAACAGATCGGGTGGAGAAGAACATGGGTTTTAATTTTTTAGATTTAAATGACAATGTACGGAATGCAATGCTTGAAGAGGTGAATTTAGACATCTCCAGCAACACCCTGTATTACAGTAAAAGATTTAATTAACATGGGATTGATAGTTATCCAAATATTTTAATTGAGAGCATTAAGGGGGGGTAATGGGAAGAGAATATTCAATATCTAAAGAGCGTATGCTTGAAATTCTTCAAGAAACAAAATGTGTTTATGATGATATTGATTTTTCACATGAGCCGGGCTCTGATTACATCCATTTTCGTGCAAACCAAGTCTTTAGGCTAGATACGGGAGCGACAATACCTGGCGCCTCTGTTGTTTTTAGGAGTATTAAGACACCGGGGTTCATGCGACACTCCCTAGACCTTCGAGTACGTCATCTAAATGTAGAAAACATAGTGCTTCAAATTGAAGTGCTTCCATTTGACCTTCAGCACCCAACCCACAGGGAGCCAGGCTTAACTTTACACGGATCTCATTTATTGAAGGCCACACAAACGATAGGCTATGATAGAGATACTGATAATTGGACATGGTTTCAGTGGCTTTCAGAATTTGAAAGACAGACCAATTTGCAGTGTTTTGGTAATAAATATGAACCTTTTATAGGAGAGCTATTCTAATGAATTCAAGTATAAAAGATTCAATCGAGAAGCTTGGTTTTCATGTCTATCATGCTGATGATGAGCATCTATGTGTAACCACGCCCCAGACCTTTTCGTCCGGAAAGCCGGCATGTTATTTTATTTCGCAAAATAATAATAAAATTATTTTAAATGACTTTAGCTTAAATTTTCATGCTATGAGTGATTGCCTACCTCAGCCTGAAAAAACTGAAAATATTATTTCTCGATTGGTGAGAAACACCCATACAAATGGCTTAATTAGATTTGAAAAACATCGCATCTGGTGTAAAGCTGGTGTTCAGGATTTGGAGTTTGCTATAGGTCATTATTTAAATGTGCTTGGAAGACTAACTTCCTATGAAGCCAAACCATCTACTGACCAAGAACTGGAAGAAATCCTTTCTGAAATTGAAACCTTTTTGCTCTATAAATTTGGAAAAGATAACTTAATCTTAAAACCAAAAGTAATTGGCCATACGGGCACATCTTATGATTTTAACTACCAATGTGGCTCTAAGTTTATTGATTATGCAAAACCTGAGGCAGAAAAAACAGGAAAGTTACTCAGAAAAATGTTTGATGTGCAGAATCTTCAAAATGATGCTGAGTTTCAGATTATTCTTGAGGATAGAGTCAACAAAGATCATTTTAAGCGCGAGGCTGAAATTTTGGGAAATATAGCAAGCATCATGCCTGCAAGTAGCATTCTCTCTTCATAGCGTTATCACCCTCCAAATAACCCACCCCGTGTGGGTTTTCTTTTGTCTATTAAAGCATATTTAAACCTAATCATAAATTATTTTCACCTATGGTTTAATTTATGCTTGCTTTTATTTTATACCTTTGGTTTAATAAATCTCACCAGATAACAAAAAAGTCCCAGACATCTGACCGACGGGACTTTTACTCAACGAGTGAGGTCATTATGAATATAAAAGCCAACATAGTCAAATCCATGGGATTCGTAGGAGTAGTTAGTGCTCTAACTGCTGCTTATGCATTTACCCAAGCTAACAAAGAACCTGTAACGGTTGCAGCTCCTTTCAAAGTTGAATCAATCGACCCTGAAAATGAACAAGCAGTACTTCAAACTGCAAATGAAAAGTTCACTTTAGAAGTTGATTTTGATGCTCAGTATTCAATTGATGGCAACGGCTATCAAGCTTGGCGTGAAGTTGAAATTAACGAGATTAAAGACATTCGCGTTTATGACGAAGATGGCGAGGTCTTAGCTTACGTTGATCGTTTAGACGTAGTTGAGATTAAAGATCTTATCGAATCAGGGATTAGAGAGCGCATTAAAGCAAAGGTGGCAGCATGACAGATTTGAATAAGGAAAGAGAGGCTTTTGAGAAGCTTTCGGAAATTGCAGAAATACTGAATGAGGAAAAATCTCATTTTAATGGTGATTTTTACGACTTACCATTCAACTCATGTGCAGAATCATTTATCAATGGAGCTTGGTATGCATGGCAAGAAAAAGCCAAAGCTCAGGCGGTGCCAAATGAAATCATTAATAAAATTCAATCTTGGGTAGCGGTTAAATCATTCGCTGTAGAAGATGCTCATCCAGATTTGCCAATCATTGACGCTAATGAATTGGCTGAATTTATCGAGCAATTAGTTAAAAGCGAATCGGGAGCTGAACAATGAGCATAACTCTTAATGGTCACCAATTAAAAAGCCTTCTCGAATTTGTAAATCCAGATGGTGAAAATGATTTAGATCAACTTGAAACTGAACTAACTATTAAATTTTTTGAAGATGGGCACAGTGGCAAAGGCTATTACTTTTGGATGACCGAATATCCAGAGGAAGGCAGCATGTTGTTGGATGTTGAATCGGGAGCTGAGGGATGAACACAATGGCCCAAAGCAAGCTGTTTGGTCTTGCTGAAAATAGAACAGATGTATGGTCAACACCGCAAGATTTTTTTGAAAAATTGGATCGAGTTTTTAACTTTGATTTAGATGTTTGTGCTCTGCCTGAGAATGCCAAATGTGAGCGCTACTTCACGCCTGAAATTGATGGGCTGAAACAAGAATGGTCTGGAACATGTTGGATGAATCCACCATACGGCCGTGAAATTGTAGATTGGGTTGCCAAAGCAGCAGAAACAGCAAGTAAGGGTCATACGGTAGTTGCACTCGTTCCTGTTCGCACTGATGCTCGTTGGTTTCAAGACTATTGTTTGGGTCGTGAAATTCATTTTATTCGTGGCCGCTTAAAGTTTGGCGGTTCATCATCTAATGCGCCATTTGGTTGTTGCGTTGTCGTATTCCGTCCAAGCCTTAAAGATGTTCAGTGGATTGTGACAGAGACTGATTTTAGAAAAGCGGAAAGTAAGGAGGGGTAATGGGACAAGTAGTTAAAATAGAGGCTAGTATTCTAGAAAAGATTGTTGCAGTAGCTGAACGTATTGCCCAGTCAAAAGAAGAACGCCGAGTTGGTCGTGAAGAATTTGCACACATGCTCAATATCGAACCTGAAACTCTAGACGCTCGAATTCGTGAAGGCAGATACCATAGGCCTTATAAGGATGGGCGAAAAAGTTTTTGGTTATTGTCATACGTGCAATCTGTCGTTACAGACACAAAAGAATCTGGTAAAGTAGCCACCTATTGAGGTGGCTTTATTTTATCCAAATATATAGGTACTTTATCAATCTTGAGTATCAAATTGAGTACCAAAACCACATCAAAATAAAATCCTTTTATTTATTAGTGAGTTGAATCTAAAATGCTTCTAATGATCGACAATTACGACTCTTTTACCTACAACATCGTCCAGTATTTTGGCGAGTTGAATCAGGAAGTAAAAGTAGTTCGCAATGATCAAGTCACATTAGAGGATATTGAACGATGGCAACCTAAATACCTCGTGATTGGTCCTGGTCCTTGCTCTCCAAGTGAAGCTGGTATTTCAATTCCTGCAATTAATCACTTTGCCGGAAAAATTCCATTGCTTGGCGTGTGTTTAGGCCATCAAAGTATTGGGCAAGCTTTTGGCGGGAAAATTGTAAGAGCCAAAACGGTGATGCACGGACGTTTATCTGATATGTACCACAGCAATAAGGGTATTTTCAGTAATCTGCCTAGTCCATTCTCGGCAACTCGTTATCACTCATTGGTGATAGATCAGGAAACACTGCCTGATTGCCTTGAAGTAACATGCTGGACCAATGAAGCAGATGGCTCAATGGAAGAAATTATGGGCGTTAAACATAAGACACTTCCTGTTGAAGGCGTGCAGTTCCATCCTGAATCCATTTTGAGTCAACATGGCCATCAAATCTTTAAAAACTTTTTAGATATCTATGCATAA